TGCGTCGTCATGCTTGGCGGGAACTGACAAAGCAGCACGCGTTTTATACCGAATACCTTACAACGACAGGCACTTGGACTACCGCAGCACGAACCATCACGATGGCATCGACTGCGGGGCTTGATACAACCTATCAGGTTCAAGGCACAGGTATCAATCAGAACACGTATATCGTTTCTGTAGACTCAGGAACGCAAGTTACAGTCAATCAAGACTTTTCTGCAAGCGCCGCAGGTGCTACTGCCTACTTTCAGAAAATCAAGTATTCGCTACCGAGCGATTACGAAAGCCTTGTCCCGCGCACGATGTGGGATAAATCCAAGCATTGGGAAATGCTCGGGCCGGAAGATGCACAGCAATGGGAATGGCTGCTGTCGGGCTATATTTCGACTGGCCCGCGTATCCGGTGGCGCTTGCTTGGTGAATACTTCCAAATTTGGCCTGGTATGTCCACGGCTGAATATCTAGGGTTTGAGTACCGCAGCAAGGGGTGGGCAGAATCTTCAACTGGTACTGTTAAAAACTCGTTTACCGTGGACACCGACACTTGCATCTATCCTGATCGGTTGATGGTCAACGCTACCAAGCTAAAGTATTTCGAGGCTAAAGGCTTTGATACGACGGCAATGATGCGTAACTACCTGACCGAATTGGAAGCAGCGAAGGCGCTGGATATGTCGTCTGCTAACCTGTCCCTTGCTCCGCGTCCTGGCACAGTCCTGATCGGTTACGACAACATCCCCGACAGCGGCTACGGTACTAACTGATGGCAACAAGCGCACGCCGCCGCATGATGGTTCAAGGGACTGCTGCACAGGTAGCGTCGCTCCCTGCTCCTATCGGTGGATGGAACGCCCGCGATTCGCTTGCCAACATGGAAGCGACCGACGCGGTTCAGTTGACCAATATGTTCCCTGCTGTGTCGAGCGTCAATCTGCGCGGTGGCTATCAACGGTACGCAACGGGCATCACAGGGCAAGTTGAGAGTCTTTTCAACTACTCAGGCGGCAACGCTGAAAAATTATTTGCAGTAGCTAGTGACAAAATCTACGACGTAACCGCAGGTGGTGCTGTGGGCGCTCCAGTCGTCTCAGGACTGACGAACGCTCGGTGGGAGTATGTCAACGTATCTACTCCGGGCGGTGCGTTCATGTACGCCGCCAATGGCACAGATGCGCCTTTGCTGTTTAATGGCACGACTTGGACTTCAATCACAGCATCATCGTCGCCTGCAATCACGGGGGTTACGACAACAACACTTGATAATGTGACGTTGTTTAAAAACAGGGTTTGGTTTATCCAAAAGAACACCCTTGTTGCGTGGTATCTGCCGACTTCTTCAATAGGCGGTGTTGCTGAGCAGATAGACTTAAGTTCTATTGCTCGGTACGGTGGTTATCTTGTTTCGATAGGTACATGGACAATTGACGCAGGTTACGGTGCTGATGACAACTTAGTATTTATCACTAGCAACGGCGAAGTGATTGCCTATCGCGGGACTGATCCGGCTTCGGCATCAACGTGGGCGCTCATTGGTGTATGGAAACTAGGAACACCCATTGGCAAGCGTTGTATGTTTAAGTATTCAGGCGACTTGCTAATTCTCACTTTGGACGGTCTGTACCCGCTTGCGTCTGCCATTCAAAGCTCAAGGCTTGATCCGAGAGTTGCGCTATCCGACAAAATTCAAGGTGCATTTGCTGAAGCAACAAGGACATATCAAGCAAACTTTGGTTGGCAAATTTTCTACAACTCAAAAAACAACGCGTTGTTTGTAAACATACCGATTGCTCAAGGATCGCAGCAACAGCAGTATGTAATGAACAACATCACAAAGGCTTGGTGCAACTTTACGGGTTGGAATGCTAACTGTTTTGAAATCTTCTCAGATGATCCGTATTTCGGTGGAAATGGTTTTGTAGGCAAAGCCTGGACATTAGACTACCAAGACAACGCTGCAAACATTGAAGCAATGACATTGCAAGCGTTTAACTATTACGGCTCTCGCGGTGTTAAAAAGTATTTCACCCGCGCAAGACCTAGCATTTTCACTAACGGGCAACCGGCAATATTTGTTGGAATGAACGTTGATTTCGACGTTGCTGATACGACCGCAGCTTTGTCGTTTAGTCCTCAGTCCTATGCGTCGTGGGATACGGCGTATTGGGATGTTGGTTTGTGGGGATCAGGCGCAACGATTACGAACAACTGGCAAGGGATTACTGGCATAGGTTACTGCGGTGCAATCGCATTGAAAAGCGCGAGCAAAGGTTTGCAGATTGAATGGGCATCAACGGACGTTGTTTATCAAACCGGATGGGCAGGTATATAACGAAAGGCCCGGCTATCGGGCATTGGGTGGCTAAGCGCGTTGAAGGTGGTTACTTTGAAGAACGCAGCCAGGCAATAGGACTGTGCAAGGACGATGAGATAGTTGCAGGCGTGATCTACGAGAATTGGAACAGGAAGAGCATTTGGTGTCACATAGCAATAGAAGGACGGATGACGAGCGCATACCTAGCGGCAATTTTTGACTACCCGTTTAATGTGTGCCAGGTGGACAAGATCATAGTGCCGGTAGGAAGCGACAACGAAGCAAGCATCAAGCTAGTAACGAATATGGGATTTGTAGAGGAAAGCCGAATTAAGGATGCAAGGGTAGATGGCGACATTGTTTTCTACACAATGAAGCATGACGCTTGCAGGTTTTTGACTGATAAATACAGCAAAAAAATAGGAGTGCCTCATGGGTAAAAGTTCACCGTCGCCGCCGCCCGCACCGGATTATTCAGGTGCTGCTAGAGAACAAGGTGCTGCTAACGTCGAGACGGCTCGCGTTCAAGGTCGCATGTCAAACCCAAACATTGTTTCGCCTTTGGGTACGCAGACGATCACTTACGATGGCGATCAGCCCACAGTTACGCAGAAGCTAACGCCGACTGCCGAGGAAACGCTTGCCTCGCAACAGCGTGTGCAGAAGCTATTGGCCGGGCTTGGTGAGACGGGTACGCAGCAAGCGCAAAATGTAATCAGCACGCCTTTTTCGCCTAGTGGAACAGCAGCAGAATCATTGCAAACTAGGATTGATACTTCAAATCTAGCGCGCATGCCTGTGAATGCAGGCACTACAGGCCAGCAAGCGATTATGGCTAGGCTTGAGCCGCAACTGCAACGCCGACAAGTATCGATGGAGAATCAGCTTGCCAATCAGGGCATCACGCCAGGATCAGAGGCTTACAGAACAGCGCAAACGCAAGAGGCGCAGAACCGTAACGACTTGTTGAGCCAAGCTGCATTGCAAGGGATTAGCCTTGATACCGGCGCACGCGCTCAAGGTTTGAACGAACAGCAAGCAATCTTAGCAGCACAGAATGCAGCGCAACAGCAAGAATTGCAGCGTCAAGCATATTTGCGCCAACAGCCTCTGAATGAGATTACGGGACTTATGTCGGGTTCGCAGATTCAGATGCCGCAATTCCAAGGCTTTCAAGGCCCGACTGTTGCGCCTGCTCCGATCTTTGCAGGGGCGCAAGCGCAAGGCCAGGCCAATATGCAGAACTACGGCATTCAATCTGCCAACGTTAATGCTCAGAATGCGGGGCTTTACAACTTGCTCGGTCAAGGTGGCATGGCAGCAGCGACTTTCTTCTCAGATCGTCGCTTGAAGTCAAACATCGAACGCATTGGCACGCATCGACTAGGAATAGGCATTTACGAATACGACATTTTCGGCGGTCGTCAAATAGGCGTAATGGCTGATGAAGTTGAAGCGGTGATGCCGCAAGCTGTAATCGAGCATCCGAGCGGATACAAGATGGTTAATTACGGAGCATTGGCATGAATTCCATGTTTAGTTTCAATCCCGAAGAAAAACGGGTACGCATGGCGCAAGCAATGGAAAATTACATTTTGCCCGAACAAAAAGTAGAGATGCCACAAATGCCCGCTAGTGGTGGCGGTGGATTCTCGCCAATGGAAATGGCGAAATTGTTTAAGAAAAAGTCAATTGCTCCGTACAGCAGCACTGATGCAAAAAATGCTTCAACGCCTACTGATTTGAACGTGTATCAGGAGAGTCAATAATGGCT